CCTGTATTCATCTGAGGCCTTTAGGTTATGAAGCTTTTCATACTTACTGAGCTCCGCTATGCGGTTCTCCTTCTCTAATAATAGCTCAGGAACAACTTCCCCGGTACGGTATTTCTCTAGCTCTTTATCAACTTCCGCTTTTTGAGCTGCAAGTTCTTTGAGAGACTTGGTAGCTTCTTTCGCTTTGGTGCGGAGCTTGAGGTAGTTTTCTTTAACTGGGTCTTCTGAGATTTCGTCGATTTCGTCTTGCTCTTCTGGAGCTGCTTCTGGGGTGGATTTTGCTTCAAGCTTTTCTCCAAAAGTTGGCATTGGGTCTGCAGCTCCACTAGCCGCTGCTGGAGCAGTCGTTGGTGGTATTGGTTGCACTGTATGGCCTGCAGGCACTGCTGGTACTGCGACTGGAGCGACTGTTGGTATTGTTGGTGGAACGGTGATTGCGGCATCTGATACATTTTTTAATATAAAATCTAGAGGTGATTCTGCATTGGTATTAAGAGTTTTGATTATATCAGCCGACCGGGGCATCTGGCTTGTCGGTTGTAATATAGGCTGAGTAGTCTGGCTTGGTATTGAGTCTGATTGCATCTGCTTCCTCTCTGGTTAAATCTCCTCGGTCTACGGCTTTGTCTAATGAACCAAAGTCAGAACGTGGTGTTTGTGACGGTTTGTCTTCTATTTCAGGTTTATATATCTGGTCTCTAAAGGTAATGATGGTGTCTAAGCACTCCTGCCACCCTTGCACACGAGCTGCATTAAGAGACATTTCTACGGCATCTTTGTACGGTAATCTAAGTCTAGCTAGCCCTGCAGTACGTAGATAATCTAAAAGCCCTGAATACGTAAGGTTTTCTACAATAGTCAAATGCTGACTAAGAAACTGTGGGTTTTTTATAATGACTTCAAGAGTCTTGTCCAACATCATGTTTATTCGATATCATAGGGCGAAGGGGTTTGTCCATTAGCTTTTGATAAATCTGCACGTAATTGTGGGAGAGGTGTAGCTTCTAAGGTAGCTGCTTGCTGGTCTAGAGTTTGTGCTTGTGCGTCAAGTGCCGCACCGTGCCCAATCTCTGAAGCTTTATTCTGGGCATCAAGGCGAATACGTAACCTGTCAGTTTCAGCTTTCGACCTTACACCATCACGCATGATTTCAGCTTTTGTCTGGTTCTGTAGGTCTGAGCGCTGCTCCTTAGCTGCCATGGCAACATCTTTTCTCTTTATATCAGCTTGCACCTGTAGGTCTTTAAGCTGCTCGTCAGTCATTACCTGCTGCTGTTTAGCCTGCTGTGCTTGCTGTTCCTTGATTTGCGCCTGCATCATCTTCTCAGCGTTCTTATGGTTAAGAGTTGCATACTGCTCAATCTGTCCCCATGGGCCTTTAACCTGCTCAACAAACGACCTAGCGAATATAGATTTTGCCAGAACATTCCAATGCTCACGCATGTGTGGAATTAGGACTGTAAAGACCTTATCGGCAGTAATTGGGTCAGACTGCTGCTGCTGAATTCTCTGAATTGTATCGGTACCAAGGGCCAAGTGAGTAGAGAAGTGAGCTTTGTGCTCGTTGTCCGTAGAGAACACAGGAGACTCGCCTGCACGCATAATAGCATTCTCTAGGCCTGCCACAGTAGCACCACCAGTCTGCTCATCCCCATTAGTAGATGGGCCAAAGGTGCTGACGTACTCGTTACCCATAGTAGCCAAAACGTATTCACGCTCGTAAGCTTTCTGCTGTTTAGGTCCAAAGTTAGCAGCAATTGGCTGGAGCTCTTGAAGGCCCATAATACGAGCTAAGGTTGAGCCGTCTCCAGCAACTCTAGTAGCCCGTACCTTTAAGTGCTCTGGCATTCCAGAACATCAACTTTACCTACGGCAAAGATTTCTTCAGGCACACCATCTTCAATACATCTGCGCTTCCACTCTTCCACATACTCGTAACCGGGGTCAGTCTTAGCGGAATTGAGCATCTTGACCGTCATGTTGATAACAACGCGGTCTAGCTGTGAATAGAAGTGGGCTATATTGTTCTTTAGCACCCCGAATTCCCGGTAGCTCTGCATACGAGCTTGGGAAGGCGCCACTGAGCCCGTACTTGCATCCGGAGCACCCGGGTCATCTCCAGAGTTTGTGGTGTTGAACTGAATCTTTTGGAGTATGTACTGGGAAGCTTGTATAAGCTGCTGAATATTGGCACCCAGCTGATTCTGTACAAACTCCGCAGTCCCAATATTTGTAGGCACGCCCGGATAGAAGCGTATGGCCTCAAAGTCCTTAGAGCCAGTTGATAGCCCTCTAATGATTGGAGTGGCACTCATACGCGCCATATCGACTATGGAGCAATCTAGCTGCATCATAGCCTGTGAACCAGAGAAAATCTTGTGTCCTAGCCCACGGTTACTGTGGATGGTGAATTCTCCGGGGGATGCTGTGAAGATGATGATTCCATCTTCCATTCGTTTAAACTGTTTGGACTGCCAGAATAGGAATGAACCTGAATCATACCTTGGGTGAAACATGTAGTGGGATATACTTCCATCATATTCTTTATAGAACAAGGTAACGATACGGATGGAATCTGAGAAGATTGCGTTGAACGTGAGGTCTCCATTTTGCACTCTCCTTTGAATGTCCATCATGTCAAAGAACTGCATATCAGTCTTGGCAAACTGATTAGCTACCCAAGTCAGAAGGGAGCCCAATTCTCTTATATTCCACGGGCACCTATCATAATCCCAAGGTGCAGTCTTATCGGCTTGTGCCAAGTCTTTAAACTGCTCATAGATGTCATATAGGTATTGAGCTGTGTAGACAGTCTCAACTGCCACAGCAGTCATCTGAGCAATATCAGACTGCGCTTGGTCCTCAATAAAAAACCTCGGGAGCTCAATTGTGCGCCATCTCCAGTCCCTTTCATCTGACCATAAAGCAGGCGAGATACCAAACTTCACCAATTGGCCGGCCAAGGTGTTAAAGGCCACAGAGAATGAAGGCCACGAACGTACAACAGTGTTCCAGTGAGTACCTAGAGTATTGGCCCATTCAGTCAGTTTTGGGTCTTGCTCATTAACTTGTGACTTATTTTTGGCAATATTTTTGTCAAGCCAACTGCCCGGGCGAATCTCAAATTTTACTAATGTTTCCGCCTCGTTAAGAAGGTTCCAGTATGCTAAGGCACCACGTTCGTATAAACTTCTGGCATCTAAATTGTTAAAGTTGGCAATGTGGGAGAGTTTACTTTTAGCTAGCTCAACTGGGGAATAAGGCGGATTTCCGCTTAAAAGTCCTTCAATGGCGGCGTATAGATCAATCCTGCGCAAGTGTTCTCCGCGATACTGGTAATAGAGGCTTTTGGCACCTTGGACAGTCTGAATAATGTTCTCGGGAGCCTTTAGGACTCCCGGTTTTTCTTGAATAATTGCCCCACGTAGGAAGCCCGGAGTTTCTGGTATTGATTCAATTGCCATCTATTGCTTCTTTTTTCTGCCAACAAAAATCTGGAAACTCTTCCAATTGCTTTTTGGGGAACTTAAACGGCCCCGTGTACCACACCTTTGCACGCATAGGGCACGAGCATACACCGCAATTGCCTAAGCCTTCGTGGTACTTTGCTTTCCTGCTACCCACTGACATTTCAGCAATGTCGTCTGACCATTGAATGAACTTTCCTTTATCAGGAAAAACGTTCTTTGGGCACGTAAAGCACACGTAAGACCTAGCATCTGCAGTCTCTTGAGGTACAAATTTAGAATACATGAGATTTGCAATCAGTGCTATACCACCTTTTATAGTCGGTATAAGACCACGCTTCAAAGGGGGGCGGGGACGACAGCTACCAATGTGTTCTGGGAGATTGCACAAGTAGTGCTCAACTACGGTCTCTAGATAAGGAATCTCTGGTAACTCATTTTGTGAACGATACCCTCTGATTTTCCTGTAGAGGTCTTCATAGGAAACACCTACGTAGGTTTTATTACGCACGTCAGGGTCTTTGAACTTAAAAGTTCTAGGAGCATTGAACTTATTAAACTGCAGGAATGTCATATTGTTATTGTCCTACAAAATGATTTATTGTGCTACTATACGTTTATATGAATATCGAAGAGCTTATCAAGAATGAAAACTGGGTTATTCACTCGGAAAGAGGAGTAAAGTCAGTAGAGGCCTTCGGTCAGCGCTTTGTTCTGACGCACCCAGTTCAAATCTATTTGAAACTCTACCGCACTGAGACTAGCCCTGAACTGAAATATCAGTTTATGAAGGCTGCACATGATTACCTGTGGCCCAAAACTTTGTGGCACTACTGGACTGAAGACAGGTTTCGGGAACACTGTAATGGGTGGAACTACCTTTCATGGGCAGGCGGGGCGTCAACTGCCAAGTCCTACGATGCAGCTAAGATAGCTTTGCTATTCTGGCTGGCGAACCCAAAGAAGCGTGCTGTCGTAGTGGCATCTACCACTCTAGAATCTCTCGGAGCACGTGTGTGGGGTTACTGTACAGGCCTATTGAGCGACATGGCCGTAAAGTTACCCTTCCAATACCTCGGGGGGCAGTCCCCTAAGATACTCTACCCCACTGACAAGTCAGACAAAAACGCTATCAGAGACAGCCGACACGCTATGTTTGCCATTGCGGCAAAATCAGGAGATGACGATAAAGCAATTTCTAGTACCATTGGGCGCCACCCTGATGAAGCCCTAATGGTAATTCTTGACGAATGTACAGATTTAAACACCGCCATTGCACGCGCATTTCCTAACTTGGATTCTGGTGAAAAGCCCTTCCAGTTGATAGGCATTGGTAACTCTAATTCAATGTTTGACTTGCACGGCGCACTGTCAACTCCTAAAAACGGCTGGCCTTCAGTAGATCCCCTAGTTGATTACAAGTGGGAGACTGTACAAAAGAAGGGCCTATGCCTATTTTTTAGCTGCTACAACTCGCCTGCAGTGCACGAAGTAGACCCGATACGTAAGAGGAAGTTGGCACAATTCCTAATCACCCAAGAACAGATTGATGAGAAAGAGAAGTTACTAGGCAAAGATTCAGATTTGTTCTTTCGATTTGTTTTAGGCTTTTGGAAAAGCACATCAACTGACCGCACAGTAATGAGTAAGCAGTTCCTTGATGGCTTTGACATTAAGCAGAAAGCTGAATGGATGGGCATTGAGCCTTTGCACAGAGTGGCAGGTCTGGACCCGGCATTCAGCACAGGTGGGGATAAGTGCATATTACGAATAGGTGTATTAGGCCAGACTACAGATGGCGGCGTGGTGCTCGATTATCGTGGTCAGGATATGCTTTTTGACATACGGATTAAATCGTCACATGGGAGAAGTGGCAAGAGTGCGGAGCTCCAGATAGCTGAACAAGTGTGCGACATTTTATTAAAGTACGGAGTAGCACTTCAAGACCTTGCAATTGATTCAAACGGGCAAGGTAGGGCTCTTGGCGGCACGATATATCTGGAGATGGCGAGACGTATAGGACAACTGCATGAGCCTCTAAAAATCTATAGCACCAGAGGGGGCAGTAACGTAGTAAATAGCTTTGGTATGATTATCAAAACTTCACTAGATTTGTGGAATGACTTACGGAAGTATC